AGAACCAAAGTTCACAAAACATTTCTCTATTAACGTTTTGTGAACTTTGGTTCTCGCGTACGTTTGATGCAGATATTAAATATCTACCTAGGTAGTTTTTACTCTCATGAGCGTCTCTAAATAAGTTTTCTAAAGTACCAAAGTAAAAGTTTTTATTAGATTCAAAAAATATATAATTCTTTGCAGTACCATCTTTTGGAATAGCTTTAGAGGCAAGCCAATTAATGCACTTAAAAGGAGACCAGCCTGGGGATATAAACTTTACTTTATTAGAAGCCTCATTAATAACTATTAGATTTGTCGGCTCAGGATTTTCTTTTATTTCTCTACCTGATTCTGATATGTCAAAATTACGAGATGAAGCAATAAAGTCCGAAAATATTGCTCCAGCAACATCTGTTATAGTGCCTTCAAACGGAGCAAATAGCGGTAGAGACACATCGTAAAAGAATTCAATAGAAATAAAGTGTAGGACAAAGTTTTGGGTGTTTGTATCCCTTACAATAGTTCTATCAGACAGCTTAAAGACTCTAAACGTCTTTTGTATTACTTCTGAATCTGGAAATGACGGGGTTCTTATTTTAACATTTAAGAATTCTTCACCATGAATGTTAAACCGATCAATTAAATTCCTACTATCGGTAAGTACCAAATTACCGTGTAGATAGTTTTTAAAAAGGTCTTCAAATAAATTTAGTTCAACAATAAACTCTGTGAGATCAATTATCTCATTGGCAGAGTTAATAAGTTTAAGTTGTTCAATTCGTACCTCCCCGGCACGTTGAAGACCTTGTTCACCAATCATTATTCACCTAGCTTCTTTTTAAAGTCATTTATAATTGCATCTACATAAGAGGCTTTTAATATTTTAATTCTACGTTTAGATTCATTTAATTCGTCTTCATAGGTAAAATTGGTAACAGGTGTTCCAGATAATATTACAGTACTGGTAATATTAGCGCTAATAGCAGTATTAGAGGATTTAAAAATCTGATCACCTGTTTTAAACCCACCTGTTGTAATAGTTATTCTGACATTAGAGCTACTATTTTTTACTGTAATGTACCCTGTTCCATTATTGGTGTTATTAGTAATAGCATCATTAACGCTAAAATTAGTAAAGGCATTTGAAGATAAAATATATGCATTTCCATTGGCATAATTACCATTAGCATCTTCAAAATGATGGGTAGCATTTACGTCGGTATATTTACTGGTGACCTGCCTATTGAGATTGTTGGTATCTAAGGGCCAATCAAACCGTGGGTCAATAATTTCGTTGTAATGTAAAATTAACCAATGAAGTTCGGAATTATTATAAAACTTATTAGCGACAAGTTCAGGGGTTTCACCGTCTTTTACATCGTACTCATCAAAGAGAGATAAATTAGTTTTTACTTCATCAGATAGAGTAACCCGGTTTGTAATATTTGTTACTACTTGAACAGTACTAGTATCATCTAGAGAATAAAACGTATAAGGAAAGCTTTTAAAATACATTAGTAACCTTCCCTTACCATATTTTTAGTAAGAATTTCTAGTTCACGGAATGTAAGTGACATGTTTATTTCAGTTGGCGCACCATCTCTAAAAGATGAAAATTGTTCTCCTCCATAGTTCACTTCCATATTTTCTAATACACAGGTTGCAAATTTATGGAAGTATCCATTTTCCTCACTACCAAAGTAATATGATATATTAAACTCAGAAGGGTAAATAAAGAATAGTTTACCCTCAGACATCTCAGGGTGCATATGAAATTTAAAGGTGTTTATAATATTATAAACATCATCAGATTCTTTTTTATTTTTAGGAAAGAACTTATACTTAAAAGCAAAAGTTCTAAAGTCAACAGATTCAAAAACAGTTTCTTTGAATGGATTTAATGATGTACCTGAAGAAACACTGAGTGCAGAACCTATATCTGCAGCACCAAATGCACCCGGTAACTTTGCCAGGGCGGCGCCTGTAGCAGCACCGACTTCTGCGCCTGCGCTTATTCCACCTTGACTATCAAACACACTCCCGCTTAGTACACCGAGTAATGTACCTAGTTCTTTATTAGCATAATTCATGCTATATTTTACCGAAGGTGGTCCATCAACATAGAGTGCAATAGCGTCAGAAATCCTATAGGTAGTATCTTTTTTAAGTATATCAACTGCAGCCATTGTTGCGCCAACCCCCACACCAACAGCGGCACCAGCTACTTTTGAAACAACATTTACAGAAGCTTGTCTTGAAACTGCTGCTAGACCTACTCTCCCGGCACCGGATAAACCAAAGGCATCTGCGGCCTTACTCACTAATGATGTAACTGCAACACCTGCAGCTGCACCTGCGGCAACATAAGTAACACCTCGTATTACTGGGCTTGCCATTTCATCCGGACTCAGGTTTGCAGAATTAAGATTTCTCTTAACTTCAAATTGTCTATTATCAACGTTAAATTTAGACTTACCTCTAACGTTAATGTTAAAAAGTACATAATGTTGAAGGTTAGGTGCTGTCTGGAGATCGGATGGGTATTCTGTTACTTTAATATTAAATTTATCTTTATTTACCCTGCCACTTGTAGAGGCGAAGGATTCTTTATATGCATCCAGTGCTTTCTCTGTACGTTTTTTTATATCTGCAGACATTGCTTTTCCATAAATAGTGGATTAGGTTATATTATATTTATCCCGTTATGTACAAAGCAACTTACAAAGGCCGCTATAGGGTGGCTAATCCTTCCAAGTATAGAGGTGACATTTATGACATCATATATCGTTCGTCTTGGGAGTTAAAATTTATGAAATGGTGTGATAATAACGCATCGGTGCTCGAATGGGGATCTGAGACTATGATTATTCCATATAAATCACCTGTTGATAGTAAGGTGCATCGGTACTTCGTAGACTTCTATATTAGAGTAAAAGACAGGCATGGTGCAATTAACAAATATCTAATTGAAATAAAGCCAGAAAAGTTTACTAAACCCCCTGCTATACCTAAACGTCAGACTAAGAGATTTATTGATGAGGTGTTTCAATACGGGGTAAATCAATCAAAATGGAAAGCTGCTGACGAGTATTGTGTTGATAGAGGAATGCAGTTCTTAGTTTTAACCGAGAAAGACCTCGGGGTATAACAGATAAATATAGTTATGGCTACAGCAGTTAACCCCTTTAAAGATATTAGAATGAAAGCGGGCGATATCGATCGCTCTCTTAACTGGTATCAGGTTCAAACAAAGAATCTTAAGAACGTCAGACCTAATCAGTTGATGGCAAATACACCTGAATTGACGACTACTATTTTACCTGGTAATATGTACATGTTCTTTTACGATGCTAAGTTAAAGGATAAGTTACCGTATTGGGATATGTTCCCGTTGGTATTACCTTTTAGAAGAGTGCAGGGCGGGTTTTACGGTCTAAATTTACATTATATTCCTTACCCCGTTAGATTTAAATTATTGGCAGCAATGCATGATCTAGCTTATGATGCCAAGGTTACAGAGAATACAAGACTCCAATTAAACTGGAGGATATTAAATGCTTCAACTAGATATGCACCTATTAAAGCATGTGTTAAACACTATCTATATGATCAGCTTCAATCTAGATTTTTGAAAATACATTACCCCGATTGGGTTACAGCCTCTCAGCTTCCTGTTGAGAGATTTATTGGAGCTAATAAACAAGAGGTCTGGAGAGACTCCAGAAAGAAATATTAATGGCAAATGCTAATTTTAACTTAAGTCAGTTTATAGGGGCTATCAGAGAAGATAGCCTTGCAAGAGTAAACCGGTTTGAGGTCATTATTAATACTCCAAAAGATCTTATACTTTCTCTAAAAAATAGATCTAATGCAAGAGCTGTAAGTTTATATTGCGAGATGGCAAGTTTACCTCCTGTTAATATATCGACTAAGTCTTTTAAAATATTCGGACCAACCTACCAAAGACCATATGGTGCTGAGTATGGAGGTGAGGGTATATCTTTGACTTTTCACGTAGATAGAGATATGCAGGTTAAAAAATTCTTTGACGAATGGACTGCTAGAGTAGTTGACCCCAAGTCAGGTTTAGTAGGATTTCAAGAAGATTATATATCTACTTTAACGTTAAAGCAATTAAACGAGCAAGACGAGGTAACTTATGAGCTAGAATTAGAAGAAGCATTTCCAAGAAGTGTAAATCTTTTAGAACTAAATAATTCTGCTCAGAACCAAACCCACCGACTTAATGTATTATTTGCATACCGTTACTGGAGAGATGTAAGTCCGGAATTTAATACTATAGCGAGGAATACACCAAAAAGTAGAGAGTTGCAACAAGCATTGCTGGCCCGCGCAGATTTTGCTGCAACAGACCCAAGACGAGTTGATCGATAAAAGGAAAATATAATGGCTTTACCAAAATTAGAAACACCAACGTATGAATTGAATTTACCTTCAACGGGAGCTAAATTAAGATTTAGACCGTTCTTAGTTAAAGAGCATAAAATTCTTCTGACTATGTCAGAAGCAGATAACAGTGAAGTAGCTAGAATCATAAGAGAGTTAGTAGACGTCTGTACGTTTAATACTATCCAAATTAGCGATTTACCGCATTTTGATATTGAATATATCTTTATGCATTTAAGAGCAAAGTCAATAAGTGAGACTGTTGAAGTAATTGTTAATTGTGAATGCGGTGAAAAGATCGATGCTACTTTTAATATTGAAGACCTTAAGGTTGTTAAACCAGAAGGTCATACAAATAAAATTATGATTAATAATGAAATCGGTATTGAATTAAATTACCCTAACATAGACGATGTTGTAAATATCTTTGCTACCGACGATAACCAAAAAGTTATCGATCTTATTTTAAAGAGTATTAAAGCTATCTACAACCAAGATGAATATTGGCCGGCCAAAGATCAGACAAAAGAAGAATTAGAGGAGTTTATCTTCTCTCTAACTAAAACCCAGTTTGATAAATTGGAGCAGTTCTTTGTAACTGCTCCAAAGATTGTTCAAACAATTGAGTGTGATTGCCCCAAGTGTGGAAAACATAACGTTTCAAAACTTGAAGGTTTACAGAATTTTTTCGTATAACCCTTTCCCAAGATAGTTTAGCTAATTACTTCACGCTAAACTTTTCATTAATGCATCATCATAAGTACAGTTTGACTGAAATTGAAAATATGATGCCGTGGGAGAGGGAAATTTATGTTTCGTTATTAATAGATTATATTAAGCAAGAAAACGAAAAGCTGAAAATGCTTAAACAAAATGCGAGGAATATGTAAATGGAAGTTAAAAAAGACGAAGATTGGATGCAGAAGAAGTGGCGTCCGGCAATGGGGTGGATGTACATGCTCATATGTTTACTTGACATGGCCATATTCCCTGTACTGTGGAGTTTACTACAAGTATTTACTAAACAGACTGTTACCCAATGGAGCCCTTTAACGCTTCAAGGTGCGGGGTTATTTCACCTTGCAATGGGTGCCGTGCTTGGTATTGCTGCATGGGGTAGAACCCAAGAAAAAGTCGCTGGTACTGCATCTAACTTTACACCTATTTCTCAACCTTCATTATCAGCTTCTTCATATAAATCTCAAAGTTTTGAAGACCCAGTTCCAGCTGCAGGCCCGGTTTGGACATCACCGGTTGTAGCTTCGGAGCCAGCTCCGAGCTTTACTCCCCCGTTTGCAGCTTGGCCAGCGCCGGTCCCAAGCTTCGAAGCAGCAATAAAAGCTCCTGGTGGAAGAAGACCTGTAACCCCTAACTTTGGATCATAATGCAATCCCCATCAGCATCAGACCCTAGCTTCAAAGCGTTCCTGGATAAACTCCAGGAACAGAATAACCGCGGCTTTGTTACTCAGTTAGTTCAGTTAAAGGCTGAACGAGAGATTGCTGGTGAAGATAATGATAAGAGAGAAGAGCAATTAGATGAAGTTATATCATCGCTTAAAGAAGTAAGGGAGGCTGTTACTGGTACTAAATTAGATATAGATTTGACACCGCTGGTTAATATTGGTGAAAATCAAACTAAGCTATTAGAAGAACTAAGTAAAGAAGCTGCCTTAACAAGAAAGCTAACAGAGGGTAGCGTTGAATATGATAAGGAAGCTGCTCAATATAGAAATACAAGCGGTAGAGATATAGAGAGTAAAGTATCAGGTAAGACATCTAAAGACGGTGGATTTTTAGATTTCGAAACTGCTAGGGATACATTATCTGGTCAAGGTAAAAGAGCTAAAGAAGCTAATGCATTTGATCTTAAACCAATAAACTATACCCCCGGTAAGGCGGTAGCAGCTGCAGTTGGTGGTAAAGGTAAAAAATCGGCTGACGATGAAGAGGATTTAAATCAACCCGCCTTTAAAGGATTCCTTGAAGAAATAAAGAGTGGGTTTAAGTTCTTTATGACAGATGGTTTATCTGAAAAACCAGGTACAGGTATTTTTCAAACTCCTTCTAAAGAAGTAGAGAAGAAGGATAAAGAAGCAGAAATATCTAGCCCAATACAAGAAAATCCTGAAGCAGATAATGTTGTATCAACAGGTGAAATTCAAGCTGATGCTACTAAAAGTGATCTTGAGATTTCTAAACAGATGTTGGATACAACTAAGGCTCAACTTATTGAACTTAAAGCAATCCGAGAAGCCCTAGCTCCAAAAACCCCTAAAGATTTAGCTGAACAAAAAAGTGGTCCAACGACTGAAAAAGAAAAAGAATCTGAAGGCGGTGGTGATGGAGGAGGGGGGCTGGGCATAGGGGATTTGTTACCATCAGGTGGGGGGATCGGTAAG